ACACACGAACACGAATTCGTAAAGGACTTGGATGGACAGATAACCTGTTCTATATGCGGAGCGATGGATGATGAGAAGGAGTTAGGGTGATTACTGATCCTAAAGAACTATTACTTACTGCACTCAAAGCAGGCGATGCAAAGCGTTCACGTTCTACACAAGTACAGATTGGTCCATCAGAGGTAGGTGGTTGCCGACGTAAGGTTTGGTACAGACTCAACGACCAACCTGAAACTAATGACAACGAGTTAAAGCTCGCTGCGATTATGGGTACTGCTATCCACGCAGAGATTGAAAGAGCGCTAGCAGATAACCCAGATGTAATGATTGAAACAGAAGTTGAATACAATGGGATGAAGTCACACATTGACTGTTTCGTACCTAGTACTGGTGATGTGATTGACTGGAAGACAAGCAAGGTCCGGAACCTTACTTACTTTCCATCAACACAACAACGGTGGCAGGTACATCTTTACGGCTACCTCCTAGCTAAAAACGGCTATGCGGTCAACCGAGTGTCACTGGTAGCAATTGCCAGGGACGGGGACGAGCGAGATGTCAAGGTTCACACCGAAGACTACAATGAGTCCATTGCACTAGAGGCACTCGGTTGGCTAGCGGCTGTTAAAGAAGCAGCAGAGGCACCAGCACCAGAGAAAGATGCAAGTTACTGTCAGTTCTATTGCAAGTTCTATGACGCAAGTGGGCAGATGGGATGCGTCGGTCTAAAAAAAGAACGTACACCAGTGACTGATGTAATCATTGAAGATCCTGATATTGACAGGAATGCACTGATGTATTTACAGTTAGCATTACAGATAAAAGATTTAGAAACACAACAAGATTCTTTGAAGGCAACCTTTGAAGGGTTACTAGGTGTTACTAACTCTGGTATCGAAGTAAGTTGGAGTACTGTCAGAGGGCGCGAGACTGTTGATAGTACTGAAGTAGAAAAACTTTTAGGGTATGTCCCTAAGAAGATAGGCGCTGAGAGTCATCGCTTATCTATAAAGCAAGGTGGAGGTAAGTAAATGTCAGTAGAAGGAACAAAGTTCCAGGTCAACTATAAGTTGCCTGATGGAACACTCATCAATCTTTACGCAAAGGATGTTAAAGACCTAGAGGTTGGTCTAACAGATCTAGCAATGGTATCTACCCTTATTAAAACAACAGGTAGAGAACTACTCGGTGGTGCATCAGCACCAACTGTTGCATCAGTTGCTGCACAGTTCAATGAACCACAAGCTCAACCAGTAGCAGTTCAATCTAATGGACAGGCACACACGTGCCGACACGGAGAGATGGCCTTCCGCTCAGGTACATCAGCTAAGGGACCTTGGAAGGGCTATATGTGTGCTGCACCCAAGGGTGCGCCAGACAAGTGCGACACTATCTGGGTTAGATAACAAGTGCGGGAGCCTCGTGACTACGAGCACCCGCTATGTGCAGAGATTGGTGGAGACTTCTGGTTTCCAGAAAAAGATATAGAAAAGCGTAATTCAGTAGACCCTATCTATGCAAAGTCAATTTGCAGGAGTTGCATTCATAAAACTGAATGCGCTCAATGGGGTATTAAGAACGAACGCTTTGGTATCTGGGGTGGGTTAACAGAATACGAACGCACCTTGTTACGTACACGAAGCAAGATTAGAGTAAAGGACTGGAAGAGTGCTTAATCTTTCCCGCGCTTGGAGTGGTGTGCTTACCAAAGCAACACCATTACCTGACGTGTGGGATGGATTAAAAGCTGAAGGCATTAAGTTTCGCAGAGGCCAGGTATGTATGGTCGCTGCTGCACCGAACGCCGGTAAGTCTATGTTCGCTCTGATCTATGCAATCAAAGCCAAAGTACCTTCGCTTTTCTTTTCTGCAGATACCGATACAACGACAGTGATGATGAGGTCTGTATCGCATCTATCCGGCCATTCACAGGTAACTGTGGAGGCAAACCTTTCAGATAATAGCCATTACTACAATGCACATTTGCACAAACTTTCACATATCAAGTGGGTCTTTGATTCATCTCCAAACATTGACGATTTGGAGTTGGAGATAAGGGCCTACGTTGAACTCTTCGGACAGCCACCTGAGTTGATTGTCATTGATAACTTGATGAACATAACTGCTGAGACAGACAACGAGTGGGCTGGCCTAAGAGCTATTATGATGGAGCTACACGATATGGCACGCAAGACTGAGGCCTGTGTATTAGTACTCCATCACGTATCAGAACAGTCAGAGTATGGTTCACCTTCTGAACCACCTCATCGCAGAGCAATTCACGGAAAGGTCAGTCAATTACCTGCACTGATACTTACATTAGGCTACGGTCCAGGACAAGGAGTACTCAAGGTTGCGGCAGTTAAGAATAGGTTTGGGCCACACCAACCAGACGGAAAGAAATACGTACAGCTACTGGTAAACTACGCGGCAGTACAGATATCAGATCAGAATGAGTTTGGTTGGATGTTACGAAGAGACGCTATGAGTGGATATGAAGGAGGAATAAATGTCTGAAATAATGGAGTGGCGCAGTAAAGGTGAGTACGAACAACTATTAAAGCGAGTTGATATATTACAAGCAGACTTGGCTAACTTTGTTGGTGCAATTCTGCAGGCTGGGATTGTTGAACTTGTTAAGGATGAAGAAGGTAATCTTACCTACAAAATCAATAAGGTTGTTATAGTAGATGAGTCAGTACAACAAGACTAAAGGTTCTCAGTTTGAGACGGATGTAATGAAGTGGCTTCGCAAGTGCGGTGTCATTGCAGAGCGTCTGACTAAAGCTGGGGCAAAGGATGAGGGCGACATCGTTACTGTTATCGCGGGAGAAACCTATATCCTTGAATTAAAGAACAGGGCAACCCTTTCATTGCCTGAGTTCTGGAGAGAAGCACAAGTTGAGGCGCTTAACTATTCTAAGGCTAGGGGTCTTGGGGAAGTTCCTCTGTCATATGTAATAGTTAAGCGTCGCAACGCTTCAATAGATCAAGCCTGGGTCATTTCCGACCTAGCACAATGGTTAAAGGAGAAGCAATGAAGATTGCTCAGGGCCATTGGAAGGTTGGTGTTTCAGCTAGCGACTTAGAGTATGCAAAGGTTGCTTATCTTTATACTGAAACATTGATTACTAAAAATAAGAACACTCATTTAATTCTTGCTATGGCTATGGGAGTTCCAGTCAGTACAGTCAAAGAAAGAATAAGAGAGTGCAGAGAGCGCGGTTTAATCACATTACCAGGAAAGGGCAAGCGTGGGTTATTAACCCTTAAGGCTTGCTCACTATTAGAAATGGAGAAACAATAATGCCAGTACCAGGTGGAGAAATAACAACAACAGAGATACTAGTACCAGAAGTTGTACCATTCGAAGAAACTACAGAGGAGGAAGCAAGTGAAGCCTAAAGTAATTGATGAGCATAAGTTTGCAAGGATTATTGCAGACCTTTTGGTTGACTCAAAAGATCCAGAGAACCCACACCCAGAACATAATGCTTACAACTGGGGTTTAATTGATGCAGAGCGTGCTTTGCGAGGTGTACCAGTAGATGTTATTAAGGAAACTAGACCTAAATGATGTGTGAGAACTGCCTTAAAGCAGGAGAAGAGAACGGCCTTGCTCACTACAAGCGTTCAGCTCATTGGCACGATAAGTGTGATTACAAGGGGTGTGTATGTCAGCACAAGACTGGTCCAGGGTACGTAAGGCGAGCAGGTACAAAGGTGCCGTTGATGCAAACTCAATCCCCATAGGAGTAATTGTTTCCCACTATGGAGGTGAGGTACGTGAAGGCAAGAGTGCTTCGGTTCGTTGCTGTTTACATAGTGACAGTAGACGCTCAGCAGTTATCAATACTTATGACAATTTATATTTCTGCCATACCTGCGGTAAGGGTGGCAATGCAGCTAACCTAGTGTGCATCCTAGAGAACTTGGAGTTTAACGATGGCCTTAAACGTGCAGTCGAAATTGCTACTGGAAGCGGCGCAACAATACGCTCAGGCAATAAGTCCAGAGGCTCTAGCCGTGCTAAACGCACGTGGGATCTGTGAACAAACTGCAGCACGCTTTCAGTTAGGAAGCATTACCAACCCAATCAATGGTCACGAGATGTATCAGGGTTGGCTTTCCATTCCATACATCACCGCCTCCGGTGGTTGTGTTGGCTTCAAGTTTAGACGATTAGATGATCTTAAACCTAAGTATGGTTCACCTACTGGGCAGAAGGCACACCTCTATAACGTATGTGACATCACCCTTGACTCACCCTACATCGTAGTATGTGAAGGTGAGCTAGATGCCATCGTTACTAGTGGTGAACTAGGCATACCAGCAGTAGGTGTGCCTGGTGTTGCAGCCTGGAAGAACCACTTTCCCAAGTTATTTGCGGGGTACGAAACTATCTTTGTTGTTGGCGATAATGATGTTAAAGAGGATGGCTCTAACCCTGGAGCTGAGTTTGCTAAGCGTGTGGCGAATGAGGTAATGAACTCACAGATTGTTACACTACCTCCAGGTATGGATATCAATGATTACTACTTAGCCAATGGTGGGGCTGCTACGAGGAAGTTACTGATAGGGGAGTCGAATGTATGATGATGACAAGAGCCGAGTGGGACACGATGCTACAGACTTTGCAGCATACGGGCTTTCAGATCTTGCAAGCACGATACGAAAGTCAGACCATCTTGATAAGGCCCCAGCCAGTGCGCCCTTAGCAGACCACCCAGCAGTTACTGGCTATCGCGCAGTCGGTGTTACAACTGAAGACTTAACATCCTTCATCGAATCCTTTGCATCCCTTCGTGCTATGCGTGTTAAAGGTGTAGGCCATAGTCAGTATGCAATAGCACAAGGACAGAAGTTTGAGTCCTTTACTACCTCAGATACTATTAGAGAGTTGATTGAAGAGCTGGCTGATGCCAGCAACTACATAGATTTCCTTGCTATCAAGCTGCTAAACATTCAGCACACAATAGATCAGGTGCTACCCGACTGTGAGTGAACTACATCCAGTAATATATGACCTTGTGCCTAGCGTGGCTAGAACTATTTACCGCAGGTACAAGACTCACGTTGAGTTTGATGACATCAAGCAGGAGTTAATGGCTTGGGCAATGACTCGTATAGCAGATCATACTGAAGATTTAATGGAGCCAATCGAAGAGCGACGCAGGCACAACGAGCAGCGCATAGCGTGGCAGATGAAGCGTGCAGGAGAGCGCTATGCACGCAAGGAGAAGGCCGCTAAGTCTGGCTATCAGACTAATGATGAGGCTTACTATGAGACACCTAAACTTGGTATGTTGCTACCCTTTGTCATTGCATCCATCATAGATGGCACAGTATTAGAGCAAGCACAAGAGATGATTAATGATGGACAACCTAAAGGTTCATCATCTCCAT